AGAGAAGTTGCAAAACGTGGGAATCTTTTATTGTGGGCAGTTTCCCAAGCAAGTTATGAAGCACATGATCGTGCTTTCATTGACTATGCAATGCTTGACAATAGTAAGACAGGCAAGGCAGGAGAAGCTGATGTAATAGTGGGCATAGGTAAGACAGGCTCAAGTGAAGTTGAAAATATAGTGCGACATATATGCATATCAAAAAATAAAATAAATGGTTGGCATGGTATGTTAAATTGTAATATAGATGTAGAACATGGAGTGTATTATTAATGTATAATGAACCATACAATGAAAAAGATTTAGTTGAGTTAAAGGAAGAGTTAGCTGACGCTGATATTCGTGCTAAACAATGTGCTAAAGACAACGATCATAAGTTACAATATTCTAATCGTTGGGCAAGAGAGCATAGTAGAGTACGTAAACTTATAAAACTTATTGAAGCAGATTTAAAAGTACAAGATTACGAAAGTGGTCAAGTATTAGTTAATGATAAGTTTGTGGTAACACTATACAATGATAATTGGAGAGTATTACACCGAAATAAGTGGTATAGACATAAACCAAACGTACAACATTTTATAGAAAACTATATTTTAAAAGATGCAAAAGATAAACCCAATAGCTAGACTACTAATGATGGCACACAATAGACGTAGAATAATGCCAGATAAAAAGAAGTATGATAAAAAGAAAGAGAGACAAAAGAAATATGATTTACATGACACTAGACGTAGAAACAACACACAAGGAGAAGACTAATGGTGGACACACTCCCTTACCTTATTTTGGCAACAAACTCGTTAGCGTTGGCTATAAGTACATGGATAGCTTTACCTCTTACTTATGCTTTAATCATTCTGTTCGTAAACCTGACTTCAAGGCTAAAGAATTATTGCAAGAATCTTTGGACAACGTTGATGTCCTCATTGGTCACAATATCAAGTTCGATATTACTTGGCTGCGTGATTGTGGGTTTGTCTATAACAATCACCTTTACGATACTATGGTTGCTGAATACATCCTTTCATCTTCTAGACGTTGGAGTTTGGGACTACAACTCGTAGCCGAAAAGTATGGAGCATTAAAAAAGAAAAGTCTTGTTGACGGATATTTAAAAGATGGTAAAACATTCTATGAAATACCTTACGACATAATTGAAGAGTATGGTCGGTCAGACGTTGAAGCAACAGAGCAAGTTGCTTTAAAACAATTAGAAGCCTTTGGCACAACATTTGAGGAGTTATTTGGAGATGAAGAAACTATTGCCGACACTGCGTTTGTCGCTTGATATGACAGATGTTCTTGCAAAGATAGAACATGCAGGAATAAAAATAAATTTAAAGACATTAGATGAGATACGCAACGAATATGAACACGAGCTAACGACAATAGACAAACGTCTAAAAGAGTTGGTAAGTAATGTTATGGGCGACACACCAATAAATCTAAACAGTGCAGATGATAGATCTATGTTGTTTTACTCACGAAAGATAAACAATAAAGAAACATGGGCAAGGATGTTTAACATTGGTCATGAGATGCGTGGTGCAACTAAGAAAGTAAAGATGCGTAAGCCAATGGCTAAAACTAATTTTGCTGCGGCCATAAGAAATAACACACAGATAATTAGAAAAACAACAGGCTATCAATGTGGCACATGCGAAGGTGAAGGTCGTTTAAGATTTAAACTTAAGAGTGGACAGTTAGGTAAAGCAAATAGATTGTGTAAGAATTGTAATGCGACAGGTGTTGTATACTCTCAAAGTAAACAAGTTGCAGGATTACGCATCGTACCAAGAAACACTAAGGATGTTGCACAAGCAGGATTTAAAACAGATAAGACAACTCTTGAAAGTATGTTGTCATCTTTAAAGGGTGAAGCAAAAGAGTTCGTAGAATTGTACGTTAGGTATTCTGCCTTGCGTACATACCTTAGTACATTTGTAGAAGGAATGGAAAACAATGTTGATGAAAATAGTTATATACATCCAGAATTTATGCAGTGCATTACTGCTACAGGTCGTCTATCGTCAAGAAACCCAAATTTTCAGAACATGCCACGTGGATCTACGTTTCGTATACGCAAGGTTGTGGAGAGCAGGTTTGAGGGTGGGTCAATCATTGAGGGTGACTATTCACAGTTGGAGTTTAGAGTTGCAGGATTTTTGGCAAATGATTCGCAGATATACAAAGATGTAAAAGAAGGTGTAGATGTACACTCATATACAGCATCTGTGATTGGTTGTGATAGACAGACAGCAAAAGCAGATACATTTAAACCATTGTACGGTGGCACTACAGGCACACCTGAACAACAAAAGTATTACAGAGCCTTTAAGAAAAAGTATGAAGGTGTAACAGATTGGCACGAAGACCTGCAGAAAGAAGCTGTGCAAACAAAACAAATCATATTACCATCTGGTCGCAGATATTGTTTCCCGGATACACAATGGACAAAGTGGGGTACTGCAACAAACAGAACTGCCATCTGTAATTACCCTGTTCAAGGATTTGCAACGGCTGATATTTTGCCCTGTTGTTTGGTTGATTTGGAGAAAAGATTAAGACCATACAAGTCTCTCATTTGTAATACTGTACACGACTCGATTGTGATTGATTGTCATCCAGATGAGGTAGAACAAATTATAGCAATCTTAAAGTTTTCTATGTTGGGTGTTGCAGCCGATCTTAAAAAACGTTACAAAATCAATTACTTAATGCCTGTAGAAATTGAAATAAAAAAAGGTGAGAATTGGCTTGACACCAACGTGGTCTATCCAGTAGAATGAATTTATCGTTAACTTTCTTTTAAAGGAGAAATTAAAATAAATAATTTAGCAACAATAAATGACCAATTTGGAAAGATGGTCGAAGCATTGGAAAATGATGATGATCAAGCTCTAATGCAACTAACAGGTCAGGATGATGGACAAGTCAAAAGTGAGTTGTCCAAACTGGCTATTAATTACGAAACCGAAACTGATGCTGGACAAACTCTAAAAAAGGGTGATTGGAGAGTCTGGTGTGATGGACGATATTTATATGCCCCAGAGGTTAAATTACGTGTATTTATGAGATCGTTCATGTGGTCGCTTTTTGATGCAGATGAGGGGAAACCCATTTGTAATTCTGTTCAGAAAGCAAGTCTGTCTGGAGACTTTGCAGACACGATAGGTGGCAACAAGTGTGGTCGTCTAGCGAAAGAAGAAGCAGAAACTCTACCAGATGATGATCCTCGACTGATTACATCTAAAGCAGTCACGTGTAATCAAGTTATTTACGGAGTGTTATCTGGCAAGATGAAAGATGCTGATGGCAATGATGTGGAGATAGATAACCTGCCCATTGTCAGTTACTTTAAGAAATCTGGGTTTATGCCTATAAACAATTTTATTACAGGACTAAACAAACAGAAAAAAATCATGCAAAGAATTTGGATTGATTTAAAAACGTCTAAAATGAAGAAAGGTTCAGTCACGTTCTTTGTGCCTGTACCAACTGAAGGTAAGTCTTTGACTTCTCTATCCGATGAGGATAAAACTTTAATAAGAATGTTCAAAGATACCATTGATGCTGCAAATGCTAACGTTATAAAGCAATACAACGAAGCTTTGAAAGGTGATGTGTCTGAAGAGGATTCAGACCTTTCAAAAGACTTCGATGCTGTTGCTAGTTAGTATACAGGAGTTTTTAGACAAAGCTGGTCAGGGAGAAGTTGAACTCCCTGATCATCTTATCCAAGAGTTCAAAGATTCTTGCGAAACTGCAATAAAGAAACAGTTTAGTAAACGAGAAGGTGCTAAACTAAGAATGTCTGGCATAGGCAGACCTGTCTGTCAACAAATACTCAGTATGCAAGACTGTCCCAAAGAAGGTTCTTACAACGACATAATGCGTTTCCTGTTCGGTGATCTGATCGAAGCAGTTGCTATGCTTGTCATTAAAGCTGCAGGAATAAAAGTTGTGGGCGAACAAAAGCCATGTTCTATTGTGTTGGATAAAGAAAACATAAAAGGAACATTAGATGTTATTTTAGATGAAGATGGAACAGAAAAAGTTTGGGACATTAAATCAGCATCCCCCTTTTCTTTTGATCAAAAATTTAAAAACGGATATGATAAGATAAAAGAAGACGATCCGTTTGGATACATAGTGCAAGGACATCTGTATGGCGAAGCAAACAACATGCCGTTTGGTGGTTGGATTGTAATTAATAAATCTACAGGTGAATGGGCTGTTGTCGATGCTCCAGAAGATATAGGTGAAAGAAAAAGAGTTTTGCAACACGCTGATAACATTGTTAAAGTTGTTAAGAGAGCAGACTTTAAAAAGGCAAAACTAAAAGATGATTGGGAAACTTACAGAAAAGATGGTGAGATGGTACGGACTAAAAATAGACTGATGCCTAAGTTGTGTTCTTTCTGTGAGTACAAAAAACATTGTTGGGAAAATGCTAGGTTTGAAAACAAGATCACGTCAAAAGCAAAATCACCACCCCAAGTCTGGTACACTCGATACGTACAAAGGAGTTTATAATGCCTTTAATATATACAGATGATTATGATATAGAGTTTATAACTATAAACCCACACATGGGATTTTTGTATGTTGAGTCGCACAAAGAATTAGGTGGGGGTAGAGGAATAGCTATTTTAAGAGGACATCTTAAAGGTATACCTGTAACGTTGCGAGAAAATTATGCTGATAAAGGTCATTTAAAAGTAGAAACACAGGCAAGAGATAAGACTCTACTACTTAAACAATTTAAAAACATTCAAAACAAACTATGGGGTCAAACTGTTATATGCCTACCAATTACACCATTTCAAAGAGAGTTAGAGAATTTAGAAAAACACTCCCCAGAAGTGGCAAAGATGCTATCAAAAAGAATGGAATACATAAGGGAGACTTTTTCGTAATGCCAGTATACAGATCACAATTTGAGAAAATATTAGCCGTTAAAATGGCACAAGAAGGTGGCAAGTTTAAATACGAAACAATTAGACTGCCCTATGTTCCTAAAGTTAGACACTACACTCCAGACTTTTACATACCAGAGACAGACATATACATAGAAGCAAAAGGCAGGTTAACACGAGAAGATAGATCTAAGATGATTCTGATAAAGCAACAACATCCAGAGTGTGATATTCGATTTGTTTTTGGAAATGCAAAAAATAAACTTTACAAGAACAGTAATACCACATACGGTGATTGGTGTAACAGACATGGATTTGAATGGGCAGAAAAAGCTGTACCAAGAGAGTGGTTAAAAAATGAGTGATGAAGAAAAAGAACGGCAAGTAGAAAAACTAACTTTACTACCTGATAGATATTATATTATATTAAACAAAGTGGATGAAGACTCATTTACACTTACTGCATATGATACTACAGGAATACACGATGATAAAAATCCATGTTCAGCTGCAATAGCTCAAGAAGGAATATTAGAGATGGTAGATATAGATTTAAATATGATTTTAAAGATGGGCTTAGTTCGTATTAAAAACAGAGAACTTGTACCAATGGAAGATAACGTAATAAAAGTAGACTTTGGAAGAAAACAATGAGCAAGAAGACTATGGCAAATAGAGAACTAATAGATGATATGGTCAATCAACCACCACACTACAACCAAGATAAAGTAGAGTGTATTGATGCTATTGAGTCAGCAACAAATAGTGGATTTGAATATTACCTACAGGGTGTAATTATTAAATATTTATGGAGATACAGATACAAAGGCAAACCTGTAGAAGATTTGCGTAAAGCAGAATGGTACTTACAAAAACTAATAAAATTAAAAACAAA